ATCGCCGATAGCGCGGATGCCGCCTTCGGCGAGGTTGGCCTGCGCGATGATCCCGTCCAGATCGTCGGTATCCAGGCCGATAGCGCGCAGATCGGCGCCGCTCACCTGGACCCGGCCGGAAATCATACCGCCTGAGAGGTCGGCGACCGCGTTGCGGGCGGTGCCGCGGAATGTGCTGTCGGGGGCAGCGTTCTCAAGGTTGAACCGGACGAGGTCCATTTCGATGCGCCGCTGCCGCACCAGTTCGGCGACCGCCTCCGCCTCGGCTTCCAGAGCTTCCCGCTGATCCTCGGATGCCGACGTGAGCCGCTCGTGCATGCTCACCGCCTCCGCCATGATCTCGTTCCCAAACGAGACGCTCTCGTAGGTCGAGTCCGTCTCGTCACGCCAGATGCGGTAGGACACGATCAGGCCGGCGATCACGGTGCCCGCAAGCACAAACGGGTTGACGTTCAGCGCAAAATTGAGGGCGAGGACTTGGGCAGTCACACCCGCCACGCCAGCAGCTAGTGCGCCGAGCATGGGCAGGATTTTGACGGCCGCGAATGCCGAAAGAGCGATGAACGCCAGATCGATATTCTGCGAAAGCACCTTGAACAGGTAGCCGAGCGCGTCGGCGCCGGCCAACAGCGCCGGGTTATTAAGCAGATTGGTAAGCAACTGCATCACGTTAATCAGGGCGTCCTGAAAACCGCCCTCGACCACGCGGATGCGAAGTTGGTCGTAGGCATTATCCATCTCGGTCAGCATGCGGGTCGCGCTTTCGGTCGCCGACGGCAGCGCCTGCCCGAACTTCTCGATCCAGTAGGACGAGAGCCGGGTAACGAACTCCCTCGCCTCGACCTCGCCCTGCTCAAGCGCCTTACTCAATTCGCGGGTCGTCATGCCCATGGCCGCCGCGGCATCGCCGAACGCTGTCGGGATGCGCTCGCCCAACTGGCCGCGCAGTTCTTCGGCCTGGACGGACCCCTTCGCGAGCATCTGCTGCAGCGCGTTGATCGCGCCTTGGAGGTCGTGGCTTTGCAGCCCGAAAACCACGCCGGCCGACGCCACGCCCTCGAAGGTCGCGCGGACCTCCTCCATCGTCATGCCCAGGCCCTGGCCGGCGGCGGCCAGCCGGCTGTAGGAGGGCGCCACCTCAAGGAAGTTTTGCCCCACGCGGTCGCTGATCAACTGAAGTTCGTCGAGTTCGGCCGCCGCGGCTTCCGACGACCCCATCACCATCGACATGGTCGCGTTCACGCGCTGCAGGGTCATCGTGACGTTCATAAGGGATCGCACGATGGCCGTGCCAACGAGGCCCGCCAAACCGGCCTGAAGCCCGCGAACGGCCATGGTGACCGCCCGGGCCTGCTGGCCTACGCCCCGCATCCTGTTTTGCAGTTGCGCGTTGCGCGCGGCGGCCCGATCCGCGGCCGACCCCATCTGCTCGGTCGCCCGAGCGGATTGTTGAGTCGCCTGCCCCGCCCGGCCGGCAAGTCGGTCATCTCATCCCTCGCTTTCCCGCCTCAGATTGGCGACGGCGCTTTTCGGATCGCTCTGCGGTGATCCGCATGTATTCACCGTCGAACGCCCGGATCAGTTCGACCTCCCACGGGAGAAGCCCGATGCCAGACAGCGCGGCGAAGGCATGAACCTCCGTAAAGCTGATCGGCATCGGACCGTAGCCGTTCGACCCCCGGGCTTGATGAAGGTGTTGCCACCCCTGCCACGCCCGGGCCGCCAAGATCGGCATATCCTCATCGTCTACGTCGTCCAGTTCCTCTGGCACTGTACCAGAAGCCAGCCCGAACGCATCCGCGCTGCGGCGATAGGCTTCGGCATGTTGCCGGCTCGTCGTGCCGTCGCCGCGGTTCGAATTGGCCTCGATCAGCCGGCCCGCGATTTCGACGGCTTCGGCGAGTTCATCGGCAAAAAATTAGCCCGATCCCCCACGAAGGTGTCGATTTGCTCGCGCACCCAGCGAAGCTGCTTCAGCACCTGACGGACGTTCTCGGGCGTGCAGGGAACATCCTCGCCGTGAAGCACGATACCCTCCCACTCGACGACCAGGGCGGTCAGCAGATCGAGTCCCTCGCGCTCGATTTCCTCGGCGCTCAACTTCTTGGCCCGACGGTTCAACCGCCGGTCCGCCATCTGGGTTTCCATGCGCCGGGCGACCGACGAGTCCTGGCCGCGCACCCGGATGCGGATCGGCATGTCGTCCTGGTCTTTGTAAAGCGGCGCTCCGGTTGCCGGGTGGCAAAGGTGCAGCCACGCGCCGTCCTCGGCGGTGGCCGTCGTATCAAGGTTCGAAAGATCCATGGTTTCTTCCTATGGCCAGGGAGGGTCAGGTTGCGAGCGAGGGGGCGGGGCACCTGACCGATTACCCCGCCCCCTCTTGCCTGCCGGCCGCCGCAGCGGCCGACGGACCGGTTACGCGCCGTTGGAGCGCTGAATGTAGAGAGAGGTTCCGTGGTCGGCGCTCACGAGCGCGCGGAAGTTGGCGGTTACTTCAATCGGGCCTTCCTGCGGCGGGTCGATATCGCCCGAGTTCATCTTGCAGCGCGGCATGACGATGGCCATCCAGTTGCCGGCGGGATCGACCATCCGGACGCTGACCGTCACGTCGTTTTCCTCGAAGAAATCCTGCGTGAAGGCAGAGGTGGGCTCCAACATCGCGGTCAGCGTTCCCTCGACCTGGGCCGTGCCCTCGAAAACGTCGGGGCTGAACGGGGAGCCGACGACCGGCACGACCGACCGCTGGTTGTTCAGGTTGAAGTTCAGGCCTGTGATCACCGAGACCAGTTGGCCGCCGTAGCCGACCGCGCCCTGCAGCGACGATAGCGGCTGGTTCGCGACAGCCGGGGTAGGCGCCCCCAGGCTGGTTTCGCTGATACCGTCCGACGCCATGCCGACGATCCCGAAGTCACACGTCGCGATGGAGTCGGGCTGCAAATTGAAGCCCACCGTGTTGATCGCGCAGCCGCGAAAAACCTGATAACGAGCGATATCGACGAACCGACGCTCGATGGTCATCGTCTGTAGCGTGCCGCTCGAAAGCCGCAGCCGCCCGCCGCCGGCCGCGACAACCTCATCGCCGTCGCCAAGCTGCGTCTCAAGGTTCCCGGCAACGGTCAGAACCGTCGCCGCGACCCCGGTGATCAGATAGGCGCCATCGTTCGCCGTGGACGATCCGGACAGGGTGATCCAATCGCCAACCTTGAAGCCATCCGTCACGAAGCTGCCGACAGTCCGGGTCAGGGTCTTGGCACTGCCATCGACGTCGATGTTGATCGGGCCGGTGGTAATGCCGGCTTCCCAGGTACTGGCGAAAGCGCACTGCAGCAGATCGTCGATGGACTCGACGATCAGTTCTTGGCCGAGGTTGCCCTCGACCTGATTGAAGCCGTGACGGACGTCGGAGACTTGCCGGTCCGACCGGACCTCATTCGAAATGATCGGGTTTTTCCGGAGGTTGATGTTCCGCGAGGTCGTCCGCATCGCCTTCATGGTCGGGGTCGGCGGCGTGACGCCACGGGTCGTTTCGATGACGTAGGACAGCCCTACGGTAGCGCCGGATGCGATAGGCATGGTGCCCTCCTAGATTGGCAGGTTCTGGCGATGCAGCGACGTTCGAATGGTCACGGGTATGTGATGCCACTCTGGGTCTGGCACGAGCGCAGCACGCTCGGCGCGGCGAAAGGTGACCGACGATTGATCGGTCACCCTGACGGATAAGCCCGGCCGGAACCCGGCCCGGATGGTGTCGGCCATGTCCTCGGCGATCATCAGCTTCTCCTCGTGCCAGACGTAGACGTCGATCTGGTAGAGGATCGTCTCCTCGATGATGGCCTCGGACCCGAGCGCGACCACGGGGGAGCCGGCCGGCAAATACCGCTCACGGAGCCAGTTCATCCGGGGCTGCGGGGTGTAGGTCCGCCCTTCCCAAGCGAACTCGGACGGCAGCCCGTTGAGCGAGATAAGATGGCCGCGAAGCGCGGTTCGGATTTGCGAATGGGTCACCATCACGCCAGCCCTCGCAGCATTTTGGCGGCGTCGGCGACGGCCACCTTGAACTGCGCGAGGCCGATCCGAACCATGCCGTCGGCTGCCTGCTTGGAGTGGCCGTATTCGAGGCGACGGCCGTAAGCGGCAAAGTTCCTGAAGACCAGAACATCGCCGGCCTTTGCCGTTGCGATCACGCTGGCGACCTGGGCCGGGCCGCCGGTGGCCGGCCCCTCGCCGGGATTGGTCGGCTGGGCCTTCGGCGGCTCGTTCAGATTGGCGTACCAACTGTTTTGGGCGAAGCCCGTGTCCTTCGGCGTACCGGGGCTGTAAGGCCCGCCGACGATGATGGACTCGGCAAGCGCCTGGGTTGCCTGACGGGCGATAGCGTCGGCCCTCTCGTCGTACTTATTGAGCAGCCGGCCAATGTCGGCGGAGAAGCGGCTTCCGGATTTGGCCATGGCTATGCGCCCACCAAGAAGGTCCAGAGGACCGGTGTTCCGGCGGGCGCCAGGAGGCGAACGCCATGGATGGTATAGGTGAGGCGGCCGACCGATAGGAGGTCGCCCGGGAGCGGGTCACGGGGGAACGGCTCGACCGACACCAGGGCCTGCTCGTTTCGGTCGATCACCTTCGAGTCGCCGCCCCAGAACGCTATGTCCCTGGACGACAACGGCAGGATTGCCGCACGGCACCCGGTGGATGCTTCGTCAAAGCGGCTCTCTTGCGAGAGCGGGTCGAAATCGCCGCCGAACTGCTGAAGCAGAACGGCCGTCTGACCGCGGGACGTCAGCAGCCGCCGTGCGGTCGTCGCCATCTGGTCGTAGAAACCCATGCGCCCGCTCCCCCCATCAGAAGTCGTGAATCCTGGTGGAGAAAGATCCCGGCTCAACGGCATCGCCGGGCGACCAGCCCGGAGCGATGGCGCTAGTTCCGGCACCGTTCAGCGAATAGTCGCGCAGCAGATGCCCGATCAGGTTTTCGACCGACTCGAACGTCGAGCCGGCCGGCGCTCCGTCGGCGTAGGTGACGCTGATGCTCCCGACGGACTCGGACTTCACCATGCCGCCTCGCTCCAAGACCCCTTCAAGGTCGTTTTCGGCGGCATGGTTGGAGATGGCCAAGACCGCCTCCTTGATCGCCCGGGGAACCGTGGTGTTCCCGATCTTCGGACCGTTCCGCTCACTAGCGCCCTGGCGCGGCCACTGGCGAGCCTGTGTGGCCGATGCGCGGCTGCCCCGGTAGGGGAACCGGGACGCATCAATGTAGCGCGTAGCGCGGCGCAGGGCGGCCTCCTTGGAGGCCAGCGACCGGCCGGCCCAGGCGGTGATAGCGAAGTCCTCGTTGTAGGCATCCGCCTCCGCCACGCTGACGTAGGAGTCGGCGTCTGGCAGGCCGGTGCCGTCCTCAACCGTCAGCGCCATTGATCGCCTCCAATGCCGCCTGGATGGTGGCCTCCCGGCCGCGGTGGTTATCGACGATCACTTCGGCGTCGGGACCAAGCACGTCGTACCAGCCGGCCCCGTTGTGGATCAGGCGGTAGCCATCGGGGAGTTCGGCCGCGGGCACGATATCGCCCAGGAATTCATCAGGCGCCGGGTCGGCGCCGGGGCTTTCCGCCACCGCCGTGTCGGGCTCCTGATCGACTATCGGGTCGCCGCCGGCCGCCGCCTGATCCCCTTGCGGGTCGGCCACAGCCGCCTCCGTTTCGTCGGCCGCTTCTTCGGCCTTTTCTTCTTCGGCGGATCGGGCCAGCAGGACGCCATTGTCGATCAAACGCTTGAGGTTAGAAT